ACTCCGGGTGCTTCTGTTTAACTGCCTGAATCAATTCCTTCGTGGTGTTGACCATGCCTTGCGGTATATCCTTGGAGGATCCGTAAAACTGGGCGTGAGCCAGGTTCTTGGTTACCAGCGCCGCCGCCGCTTTCGGCATGGCTTTTATCACTGCTCCCATCTCGCTTGCGTAGTGCTGCTGGTGAGCCTGACTCAGGCCCTTATTGCTCTGGATGATCGCAGCTATCTTCCCCTGCAATGCCTTATGGTCATTGGTCAGAGCCTGCCTCGCCGTGATGTTGGCGGGCTTCGCTGGTGCTGGCCTGAAGGTATGATCTCTCTGGCTTGGCAATGGTGGAGGAACTGCCTTCCTTGGTAAGGGAGGTGGTCCCGGCTTCCGCTGGTTGGGCAATGGTGGTGGTTGCCTGCGATGCGCTGATGCTGGCAGAGGAGGGGGGCCGGATTTCCTGCGAGTCCCGGGACATGGCCCCGGTCTGCGTGACCCCTTCCCGCCGCAAAATCGTTCCAGTTCTGCGTAGAGTTCAAGATCAGTGAATCGGTGTAGACTCATGGCTCCCTCAATTCGCCGCGAATGTCGCGCCTTGTGCCTGCAACTCATTCCACTGGGCTTTTGAAATGATTTTTGTTTTACATCTGCAACCATGGCCGTCGTATTCCGGAATGTCTCGCACATCCCTAAAGGTCCTTGTCGACGGGTAGTAGTTGCGGTGCCTCGCTCCATGTGCTGGCCTTTGTCGTCCGTCCATCGTGGTAATCCATTGCCATGCCGGAAATTCCGTGGCGAACAACTTCCGGACCTCATCAAACCCCTTGCGGAATCGGTCGTGCATGGTGTTGCCAACAACCTGATCCAGATAGCTCGGATTGTCGGGAGTAATGCCCAATATTTTGACAATCTCCGCTTTCAACTTGTCGGATAATCCTGTAGCCTGTTTCCCGATCAATCCCGTTGTCTGGCCTGCTGCTACCTCAGGGGCTTGTCCGGATTCTTCCTCCTGAACCGCTTCCAGTTTCTTCATTACCTTTTTGCGGATGGTTTCTCCCGTATGGATCGCCAGCGCAATGGCAAAGGGAAGCAGGAGATTATGATCCTGTTTCGGTTGTGGTGGTTCCTCTGCTGGCAGTCCTGCAAGGTATTCGCTGATCTGCTGATAAAGGGCGTGTTTGCCGTATTCCTCTGCTGATCCCATGACAAACGCCAATAGGTCAGCCAGCGCCTTGACCTCATCAGGTTTGAACACGTTGCGGTGGGAAACCCGATCCGCCTGGTTCATATCCATGAACCGGTAAACCGCCGTGATCGAGACCGATCCAAGGACCGCGATTGCAAGGTCCAGATCCTTTTCCAATTCCCTCAGCGCCGGGGTATCAGCTTCGTGTCGCTTTTCCTCTTCTGCGAATCCAGTCCATCCATTCCTTGGAGATGGGAAACCCGGCATTCCCGGCCACCTCCTGAGACCGGTACGCACTGAAGGAATCGCCCTGATCCTGTTGCCCTTGCTGGTCTCCCTGATCATCCGGAGGCTGTGGGCTACCATCATCGGGAGGCTGTGGACCACCAGCGCCACCCGCTCCGGCTGCAGGTTTGCCCGGTAAGCAATCCTCTTTGCTGGTTGGCGGTTTCCACCCGAATTTCTCATACAACTCAGCCTTGGAGAAATCGAGGCCCATCTCCCAGCCGGTGTAATAGTTCCGTAGCTCTGCTGCTACTTCTTCCTGATCCACCGCTGACAAACTGGCTTTGGGATAGTGTGGGGTGACGTAGTTCAGGTCTACGATGTCCCTGATGAGACCTGTCTTCCGGTCATTCAGGATCGAGAGAAGGGATTGACTCAGATACCACTTGAACAAATCGGCTTGTCCTTGCTGGACCTTGGTATTGCCTCGCCCGTCGCTTACCTGCCCTTCGATGTTGGGAAGGCTGGCCGCCTGGATTGCAAGGAAAATCTCATGTTTGTAGTCTTTGATTGCACTAGCAAAAACTTCATCCGCAGTACCCGCGACGTTTAAGACTTCGACACGAACAGACTCCGGAACCGATAGCCAATTCCGGCTGCTCAATGCCCCCAGCGCTGCGTCTAGCGTCGCCTTCTGCCCGCCATTGGTATAGGTGCCCATCACGATAGGCGTGGCTCTGCGCTCCAGCATGACGGTCCTGAGCGTATTGGCCATCCTCATGCACCACCAAGGACGATAAGCCGCCCTCAATGCTGACTGGCCAACCGGGGAATCGTAGAGAGGCTGGTATCTGAATATCACAAACCGGGCCGGGTCGTACTCTTCTCCCGCGTTGTACCGCAGGCCTTGAATCCCGACGATATTCCGGAATCGATCTGTCAAAATAACAACATCGTTCCCGACGTCTTTTGGCTTCAGTTGCTCCAGCACGATCTTGCCTGCCCAGTCGCCGGATTGATCAACTCCGATGATCTTTTCGTTCAGACTGTAGCCGTCGATCATGCCACCGGAAAAGATGTTCCAAACTAATCCGGCTAATCCACCTTCAAGACATTCGGAAAAGACATATTTCGTAAAGTTTGCAATCTCTCCGTCTCTGTAGCTTTTGGAAACTGGAGTGATCTGAAGGTCGAGCGCCGCGACTCCGAGAATCTGCGTTGTAACCGCTGCCTTCACGTTTGAATCAGCCATCATCAAGCGAAAGGCCTGCTGCATTTCAGGGCTATAACCCTGCTGCTGATCCAGGTACGAAAGATAGGGAGGATACCAAGGGATGGTTATCCCTTGCGGTCCCGACGACACTTGCTCGGTGGTGAGGGATTGAACCTGCCCCGATGGATTCTTTTGATCCAGTAAAATGGCAGTCGATCCGGGGTATCCCCCGAATTTGTTGCGTAACCAGGTTATCAGGTTTTCAGAGCTTTTTGGCTTGTTTGTCGAGGAATCAGGCTTCAGCCAGTCATAGAGGCCCATAGCGTCTCTCCGGTTTTAGGTCCGGGGAGTTTAATGGGTTCATTCAGTATCCAGCAAAACTACCATTTCTTGTAGAAGCTGCCCTCGTTTGGCATGGCAAAGCCTGCATCGGATGGAATGGAGGATAGCACGGTCGAACGGTTACTTGTTCCCGGGCTCGGTTCCGGACTCCAGATTCCCCTGAAAGCATTCGCTAACTTGTTAAATCCGAGACTGCTAGCGTCCACCTGATCGTCGCTTTTCCGTTCAGGGAATCCGTGAAGTTCATCAAGATAGGCATCGTTCCATTCCCCCGCCACGATCCGCACGTTGCCCGCCTCGCACTGTGCCGCGAACGGTCTGGCCCGCGTCAGTTTGTCCCCTGTCACGCGATCCGTGTGAACGCTGAATCCGACCAGCTCCCGAACCGATATTTCCGCTGATTCCTTGCCACCAGACCCGCCTTCCTGCTCAATCCATATTTCAGTTTCAGGACCATCCATCTGTGCCGTCTGCTGGATGATCCGGTTCCGTTCTGCTGCTGACCATTGCCCCCGTATCACGCTCTCTATCCAGTAGATCCCATCGTCTCCCACGCTGATCAGGACACCGCACGTCCAGTCTCCAGCGCCGGGAGTGGAGGCCTTATCCCACGCCCGGACCCGTCGCCTTGCATATGATGGTGCCACTGGAACTATCTGGAACCAGGCACGATTAAATACCAGACCCGCCGCTGGTCGGATTTTCCAGTTTCCTCCCAGCAATCGCTCCCGCTCCACCATGGGAAGGACAAGCAGGTTAGCCAAATAGCCGGGATCAGCCGCCAACAATGCCGGATTATCGGTTAGTTTGGCCGGTATAAACGTGAGACTCTTGGCGGGGATAGAAGGGTATTTCTCAGCCAGTTCTTTTTTGCTATCTGCCCATTCCAGCCGGTCATTAACCCGAACAAACCAGCGCAGTTTTCCTGCGCGATCATTGATCGGGAGGCCGCCATCCGTGTCGATCCACCACGACAGCAACTTTGCGACCCATGAATCGGCATCCGGGTTACAACTCGCTCGGACATACGGCTTGACCCCACACATCGACCGATTACGCGAGAGTAAATACCAAAACTGGTCCGCGCTGAAGTGAGTGAGTTCATCGAAGATGATCAAAGGCAATTCGCTGCCCTGAAAGTCAAAGATATTTTTATCATGCTGGAGATGGGAGAATCGTACCGTGGATCCTGAAGGGAATTTCCATCTCAGATTGCCTACCGTGGGCACTGCTCCAGTCTGAGGATAGATTTTGGTCGATTGGTCCCAGAGGCCGCCTGGAAGGGTTATCTGTGGAGATGTCCGACGAAAGAACACCGCCGAAAAATTCGGGTTATCCTTGTGGTAAAGAGGTTCCAGGAGCAGTGAATAAGACTTGCCGCCCCCAGCGCCACCGCCATAAATCGCTATATCAGCCGGAGATTGCAAAAACATCTCCTGCCGTGGCTGTGGCCTGATCAGTGCTGATTGTTGATCACTCATCAACAGTTTTCTTTTCGGGGAGATAAATAGTTACCTGCCCGCCCGCGTTTATCTGGACCTGTGCGTCTGGTCTAAACATGCCGATCTGTTTACCGATCAGTTCCAGCGACTTGTTCACGACGTTGCCCTGGTAGGTGTACTGCCCGGTAGGATTGCCCTGCGCGTCGGTAATTGGTTCTGCTTGTGCTGCCCGGTTTGCGTTCCTCACCAACCGATCCAGCACCCATGCCGCGTTGATCTCCGCTTTCTCCTGCATCTTCGCTCGGCCTGCTTCGATAGCCTTTTGGACGTCAATATTTGTCAATATCTGGTATGCCGCCGAACGTGCCGATTCATCGCTCTTAACCTTATACCCTGCTTGCCGATAGGCATCCGTATGGGATAGCCCTTTCAGGACTCCCTGCACGAATTTCAGTTGTTTGCTATTCAGGTTCATCATCGGAGTGTAATTGGGTGGAATGGGAACGGGCAATTTGCTCAAAGGCAGATTCAATTTCGATAAATTTCATTCTTGGACTTTTTCTTGAAAATTTCAAACCCCAATCAAGCACAAAGAAAGTCGTTGCAACAATCTTGATCGGTGCCTTGTGGCAGACTCTCCGTATCTGACCATCTATGTAAATTTTAGCAACGCCTGATACCAAGCAGATTTTTTTAACGTCGGCTTCGATTGATTCGCCATTTCGGTCTATTACCTCAATGGCTGCATTTCTACCACGACCCCTTTGCGATTTAGTCCCTCAGCGAGGGCGATTTCTGCAAGTTGGCGGGTGTGATAAGTTTTGAAACCCGTTTCTTTTTTCGCATAAGAACTACACGGAATTAGCTTCCATATGGTGGTTTCAATCCATTTCAAATCCTCTAAAACTCTGGTATCCATTTGTTGGAAACTAAACATTCAATCGTGTAACTGATTTGGTATCTCAACA